TGCCATCTCAAACTCTTCACGCAACTGATCGATCTTTGGTTTCATGTCCATCACGTTCCCTCACTTTCTTGCGAAGTCGTTGTAGATAATAATCTGCTTTGTCTAAATCCTCTACCCCATTTTTCAAAGCAAATCGCCAAACATACTTAATTATATTTGCTACACAAACTGCTACTATTCCCATCAACCCCATTGTTGCTGACTCGATGGCATCGATACACTCTACTTTCCCCTGTGTATAGTGTTTAGGTTTATTGACATTGTCATGCATCTTTTTTTCTACCTAATCTTTTTTTCGCTTCTTCTGCAAATCTTACCACGATCTCAAAATGTTTGTCAGGATTATTTAGTATCTTATCAATCCAATCCGTCCTCCTGTTTTGATTCTTGGATTCCATCTTTATGTCCTGTAGTATCTTCAGATACTTCTCTCTGTTCTGTGTTGTCATCTTCAATGTCTATTACCTCTGGTGCTTTCACATTAATACCAATCACAGATGGTTTGTCAGAGTCATCAGGGTTATCTAACAGGCCTGATGCTTTTGCAAGCAATCGTAATGTCTGTACTTTATCCCATAGCTCGATCTCGATCTCACCTGTCTTTGGATTTGTTTTTATCTTCTTGATACTTTGCAATGCTGTTTCAGGAATATCTTTACTTGCTTTGACTTTGATATTGCCTTCTTCATCCCATTCCATAATATCGGTAAGTTTAGTATTAGCCATGCAGAGAAGGCTGTAAGCTACAGCTTCCCTGTTTGCGGCTAATGTAGTTGACCTCTCCAAGTTCTTTTGCAAGGCTCTCACCCCACCATACCCAGCAAGACTTGGAATTGGTTTGCTTTTGTTTTTAGTCTCTGCCATTAGAACGGAATGTCATCTTCTAACGAGTTAAGACTTTCGGACGTAACTGAATTCGCAGACTGCGTATTCTGTACTGGTGCTTGTGTGTTGGCACTTCCTCCCGTAACAGGACTACCAATTCGTACTCGTCTATATGGTTGACCACTATTCTTACCGACTCCATCCCATACATCGATAAAATGCCGTTCACCGTTTGGTAAAGTGATTTGACTCGTGTAGTCAGGATGCCAATCCAATTCTTTCTTTTTGTTTACCTGACAATATACTTCACCTTGCTTTTCTTCAAAACCATTATCTTGTGCCATTAATTTTCCTCGCTTTCGATTTCATAAATATGGACAACAGCAGAGCCACCGTCCTTGGCTTCACCACGTGCAATCTCGATGTATTCAAACTGACTATCATCATCATACACGTTAGCTTTCATTAATGCATCCAGGATCGCTTTTAGTGTGTTATCTAAATCAAACTTTCGTTTTGACCTTGGATGTATCATAACACTAATACCTAATGGAGCAGATCCAAAAGTCTTAAACCTTGCATTTTGGACTATTAGATTTACTTCTTCGGTAAATTTTTTCCCAGCTGGAGAGATATATCTTCGCTTTCCTGATGCATGCCAATAATTGTTGACACTAGGTGGGTAAGGTAGTTCATATCTCACAGTGGGTTTCATAACTTGTTTAATCTTGAGTTAATATCTTTTGAGCAATATGCTTTGATTGCATCATTAATAATACTCGCTTTTGTCTTCTCTTGTTCTTTTGCAGTCTTACCTAACAGCTCAACTGAGGTTTTAGTAAGTCGTACTAAGAATGGAGTTAGCTCACTCATTATACTTCCCCTTGTAATGGTGGGAGTGGCTCTTCAAATAACGGAGGTAGAATCTCAGGTAATAACGCTTCCTTAGTTTCTACCTCAGGTAATGGAATCGGATCATCTACCACAATGCTTTCGATGTCAAACTCAACAATCTCTTGCTGTGCGATGTCTTTTTTCCAGCCACCAATCATTGCAATAACTAGAGCAAAACAGATTATTGCTGTCACTGCTGCTCCAAACTTTTGGTCAAGGTCTTTCATATAGATCTCCTACATATTTATTGCGGACTTTTTTACTCGGCCGTCCACGACTCCGTACTTCATTCTTATGCTCTGCTTCTACATCTCGTTTACATAACTCAATCATCTTGAGCCAAGTACCAGCATCGATCTCCTTCATGCCATGCCCTGTATAACCCTTAGTCATTTTCCAATAACCACCCGGATCAGTAAACTTATAATCTAACCGCTTACCATCATTAAACTCATCACATACGAGCTTGTAAAATTCACGTAATGTTTTGTAAGATATGTTTAATTACCTCCACTGTCCAACCATTACCTAACATCTTATATCTTTGTGTATTCGATACACCTTCTGTATAACCATCAGGTACAGTCTGTAATCGTTCACACTCTAGTGGTGTTAGTTTTCTGTAATAGTATTGCTCTTTATTAATTACACCATTTGGTCTCGCTGCACGTAATGTAAATGCTTTCTTTTCTCGTACAGCATTGCCAAAGTTTTTACTGTTGTTCATTTGTGTTGCTAATACTTTTTCTTTAGACTCATCTCGTAACTTAATATAGTTTTCTTTATGAGCTTGCTCATTCTTATAGACAACCACATTGTCTTTTTGTACAGATGTTAATGTATTAGTTTTATCATCCTTACGAATCTCTAGCTGTTGCTTCGTTGATCCATCTTCTTCGTATCGACCACGAAATGCACCACAAGATACTTTAGGTTGACGATTACCCCCATTCATAGAATTTAGAGTAGGTGATTTACCTTCAGGACTATAGATTCTTTTCAATATATCATGGCCATTAATATCAGATGCCATGCCAACTTGGATAGGTCTATCTTTATTTTCTACTAAGGTCATGCCATTATTACCCGCACCCTTCCACATCGTAGCAGTACAAGTTAATGCTTTTTGGTCATCTTGTTTATAATGTCTTTGATTCCTGGCTGTGTCCTTAACATCATCACCAATGTAATCGGTTTCTAATATATGTTTTAACACAATGCCTTTATCTTCAGGTTGAGTAATGTTTGGTATATTAGTCCAATACAATCGTATTCTATTTTGTGCAGATACTAATCCACTATTAATAATGACAGGCTTGACTCCTAAATGTTCAGAAATGACATCTTGATACTCTTGTTTCATTCTGACATTCTCAAGTAAAAAGTATTTAGGATTACATTCTTTTAACAATCTGACAAATTCAAAGAATAATGCTGATCTTGGATCATCAAAGTTTAACTGCTTGCCCGCAAAACTAAAGCCTTGACAGGGTGAACCACCTAATAATAAATCAATCTGTGGTAAATCTTCTGCTTTAACCTTAGTCACATCACCTAGATGGATTGTATCCGGGTAATTATTCTGTGTAATACGCATAGCATACGGATCAATCTCTGCTGCATAGTATTTATTTACAGGTATACCTAACTGATCTAAAGCGATTTGACCACAACTCATCCCGTCGAATAGACTTAGTACATTCATTTCTTTTCCTTTTTACCGAAGATACGTTCAAAGTTCTCTTCAAATTTCTTACGATCTGTTGGTCTTTGCTGACTGCCTTTTCCACCGTCACTCATTTCACCTCCCTAATCTCTAAATTTTTAGGTAAATAGATATAATCATGATGCAAACATTTAATCCATTTATATTCTGTAGTCGTATAATTCTGTGCTACAAACTCATAAGCTTTCTCACATGAAGTAAAATGTCCAATATATAAGTGTTCATTATGCTCATGGGTAAAGTACATTACACAAACAAATTCAAACATCTGCATCTCCTTTATTATCATTGTATATCTGTTGTATATATAAAACAAGTGCTTGCATTATAATTATTTTTTAGTATACTATTTATTACGGGGCCATTGCCCAGCCCACCTGTCGGTAGATAGCGACCAAAGGTATAAACGTGCTTAACAGCGAGGACTCTCCTTACACGGGATCTGTGAAAGCTGGTAGAAGAATTGAGACACTTCTATATGCTAGATAAACGAGAGCTATCAACATTTTTATGTTCTACCTGTTTTTTTACGGGCTAGGTTCTATTGGCTTCCTCAGTTAATCTTATTATGACAGACTCACCATGTAAATATCAATGCAAACTAGAGACTATCCAGGGCAAAGAGATATGCACTGCCTGTGGACGAGCTATACAGGATATCCGACAATGGAATGTTTATAGTGAGGAGCAAAAGTATATCTCAAATGTGCTAGCCGATTACCGATTGAAAAACTTGGCAAAAAATTGAGTGACATACCCACGTAGAGGTCAGCACCCTGGGGGGGTAAAGGGTGGTTGTTTCAGGCAAATGAAAGTTTTTCTTTTCAGATCATCATCATTATTCTGTTGCTCAAATAGTAACCATCTTGACTTACCCTTGTTTATGCTACAAGACAAGCCATCCCAT